ACTTTCCCTCCTTCAATGTTTCGTAGCCAGATAACAGAAGTTCTGTTACTGTAATATTTCTCTTTTTAGCCTCAGCATGTATCTCATCTTTCTGAGATTGTGAGACTCTAATTTGTATGACTTTATTTTTGTTCGTCATCTGGTTCAAAGCTCTCATCTAGGCTTGCTTGTTTTTCTTTCATCTTTAGCAACATAGCAATTTTTGCTGATTGCTCTAGAATCATTTCTTCTTGTGATTGTAGTTTTTTCTTTTGGAACTTTAGTCTTTGTGCTTGGTGCTCTATTTGATCGCTCAATATTGGTTTGTCGTACATTACTTGAACTCCGTATCTACCATTATTTCTGTTAGTGCTGCTGTGAGATTAATTTCTTGATCTGCCACAAAAGCTGCCTTGTACTGATAATCTGCTATTGTAAGTACCAACCTAGCTGGACTTTTAACCTCTTCTAGCAGTATATCGTATATCTGACGAAATATAGCCTGAGGATCTGTGTCCACATTGTTGGCTACCCACTGTCTCATCTTACGCCAGTCCTTACCTCTAAGACTCTCTACAAGCGCCTTAGCATTTACTTCCTGGAAGTTACTAAGTATACCCTCATCTATAGAACCACCCACAGAGTATCTCTGTAGCTCATTTATGACCCTACGATAGTCCGGAAAGTGCTTCATTAGGAGCTCAGCAATCACTTTTTCCGAGTACTCCACACCCTCACTAGTAAGGATATACTTCATTCTCTCCATAAACTTAGAAGCTAGTATAGGGCGATCTGAGGGTTTTAGTTTAAAGTCTATTACAGTAGTCCTGCTGTGTAAGGGCTCTATAAGCCTATTAGCATAGTTACATGTAAATATAAACCTACAGTTCTCAGCAAACTGTTCTATGAAGCCTCTAAGTGCAGGTTGTACACTTTCTCTATTCATATAGTCAGCCTCATCAAGAATAACGACTTTAGTCTTACCCTCAAATGAGACAGCTGAGGCAAATTGTCTAATCTTAGTTCTAAGGGTATCTATCTGCCTACCTTCATCACTACCATTAATAATGATGTAATCACAATCTAGCTCATTACATAAAGCGCGAGCAATAGTAGTTTTACCTGTACCTGCTGTGCCACTCAATAATAAGTTAGGGACTTCGCCCTTAGCTATAAATTGTGTAAATTGTTTTTTAACACTATCTGGAAGGATACAATCCTGTATCACTCTAGGTCTATATTTCTCGACCCATAAAAATTGTGCTGGTTCCATAATCACTCCTAATCATAATATATTTTGTGGCGAACTTTTTTTGCTCCAAAATGTTGGCCACATTTTCCGAGGGTAAAAAGGTCTACGAGAACTTCTCCTTAACATCTGTCGTATCTGAGAGTTCTAATTCTATGTGCTTACCTTCGTCTTCGTTAACTGAGCCCCATCCATGTGCAATAACATTGTCTAAAACATTTTGAGGATCACTTACACCGTAAGGATCTCCTTCTGCATTGTCTTGGAAGCCAGGTTCAACAAAGTCACCAATAACTTTTCCACACTCAACGATTGCTGCGTATCTCCAGGATCTAATTCCAAAAGATAAATTATCTTTTCTTACATCCATATTCATTTTAATAGTAAACTCTGCACTACCATCTGGAATAATTTTTACATTAACAATACCCTGCTGTTCTTGCCAAGCTCTAGTTACAAAGCCATCATTAACAGTAAAGCAGTAAATGTCATCAATACCAGCTTCTCTAAACTGAGAATACAATTCTTCGAACCCAGGGAGTTGTTGATTAGAACATGTAGGAGTAAAGGCTCCTGGTAGTCCAAATATTACTACTCTCTTATCGTCGAATAAAGTTTCTCTATTTAGCTCAACCCATACAGATTCACCATCTGTTTTTGTTACCTGTCTCGATAATCTAAATTCAGGTATGTCAGTTGTTAAGACGCTCATTCATCTTCTCCTACAAAAGGATCTAATTCACCTTTCATTACCTTTCTTACTAAGTTAATAGCAGGGTTAGGTCTTGTGAAAATGTATTCCATTGTCTCACCTTCTCGGTTTAGTTCTACTACCCAGCCATTCTGTGCTTCACGGATAGTTACTTCTAACTTACTTTCGTCCATATTATTCTCCAATTTCTGATGAACGCTCAAGCGCCAACCAGTATTTAACATCACCCTTACTACTTTCTAAGAACATAAACTTCTTAACAGATAAGATAACACTATAAGCAGCTGGGATAACTTTAAAGTTCTCCACTGCTAACTTAGCATTAAATGTTTTATCTGTTTGTCCTATTACCTGTCTAAAGGAATTAGACTTAGGTGTAGCAGGGTCTCCTACAGTAATTGCCACTTGACTGCCATCACCAACCACGCTTAACATAGGAGCTGCTGTAATAGCTGCTGCCTTCATTATCATGTCAATGTCGTCTTTAGATAAGTCGAACTGGAAGTAGTTGTCAACTTCAATACTTTTATCAGGAGCACTAACAATAATGTTAGGGTCTGCGTAAAAATATTCAAATACGGAATTGCCTTTTGTAACTCTGAGACTTTCGTCACCAAAGTCTACATCAGTATCTTCCATAACTGTAAGTAGGGATAGTAAACTGTTTAAGTCATAAACAGCAAACTCTTTAGGGAAGGACTCTTTAATCTCAGCACGAGCAAAAATGTTTTTGCCTGTACTAATTGTAGAAAGTGTATTCCCTTCACGAACTAGAATGTTCGTATTTATTGTAGCGAAATTCTTGAGGGTATCAAGAGTATCTTTGCTTAGTTTCATAATATTCTCCAAATTTAAAACCTATAAGTGTATTATAGGTTCTTTCATACTAAATGTCAATGGTCCATAGGACCGTTTTGCCTAATTACTCTGGCCAGAGTTGCGAACTAGCACCTGCATCATTAACCCAGGTTACTGTAAGACCAATGTCACCGCTTGTAGCGTTTACAATCCAAGTATTAAATGCGCTGGCGTCGTAATCTGCATTAGCGTTTCTAGCTGTCTTATAATTCTCATAAGATGCATCGTTATCATGTTCAATAGTAACTGTTAATGTTAACTGATCTGATGATAGCGAGAACGCAATATCTACACCGTTGTCTGTGAAATACTGACGTCTCCAAGTATCAAAAGTTGAATTATGATCTGATAGTTTTGGAAAATCATCGTCTGTAGATGTTCTAGTGTATACTGATGTTATTGTAGATGCCATTTTTGATTCCTAAATTATTGTTATGTTAACATTCTTATTTATAAGACTTTAGTCGTCTAGATAGTGCTTAACGGTAGAATTATCGTGTTCGTTGAGCGCAATAACAGCATAATGCAACACCTTCATTAGGTCCTTTCTATGGTCCTCTGTGGCGCCTTTCCTGCCGTAGCGTTGTGCGTATTTTAAAATGTTTCCTATGGCAAATCCTATGCCATGTCCACAATCACTAATAAATTCCGTAGACTGGAACTTGTTTCGACTGTAATGTCCTGTATAAGTAGCGTCGATATACGATTGGAGCTCCCTAATGAGAGCTCCCTCGTTGAACTTATACTCCGGTTCTTTAGCTTTCGCCATCTTCGTGTATCTCCTGTTCAGTTTCTTCGGCTTCTTCTAGTTCAACACTAGGATCAACCTTGGCATACAAATCTATGAATGCCTCTTTTGTGTCTTCGTCGAACCTATTAACACAAAGTTGAACAGCCTTTTGCTTGTCTTTAAACACGGCAAATGCGTTAACAATATGTTCCAACCTTCTAGTTGAAATAAGTTCGTCAATGGCACCTTCGTAATATGTTTTACGAATTACATCACTCCAAGTAACAAGGTGTGTCGCGAAGTCTTCGTCAACATTGTTGACTTTTTCCATCTTCTTAATCACAATCTTTTTCTCGGTAGCCATAGTAGGGTACTCCTGCTCCACGGTAATAGCGAACCTTTCTAGGAATGCCTCGTCAAGTATGTTGGCAGAAATAAATTTGCCATCATCTGAACCTCGACCCTTAGTATTGGCCGTAGCCACTAAGTTAAAGCCGGGAACAGGAGTTACGGTTTCGCCTGTCTTCTTGTTGAAATAAGGCTTCCCCTCAAGGATGGCTTGTAAGCACATCAACTTGTTTGAACCCCTATCGACTTCATCAAGAATAAGAACAGCGCCCCGCT